TGGAAACTTAGAGGAATTGCCATTTGGTCTTTAGGACAGGAGGACATGAGATTATGGGAGGCACTGCCTAAACAAATATAAACGAATCAATTATAACGATCCAAGAGTGTTTGCGAAGATGCAGGCACTCTTTTTATATATTCAAAATCATGAAGGAGGTAAAAGTCATGAAGGAAATTTGGAACTGGGTACAAGTGGCACTAACTGCATTAGGCGGATTCTTGGGATGGTTTTTAGGAGGGTTTGATGGGTTTTTATATGCATTAGTTACATTGATGGTGGCTGATTATATCACTGGTGTCATGTGCGCCATTGTTGATAAAAAGCTATCCAGCGAAGTCGGTTTTCGAGGCATTTTTAAGAAGGTGCTTATTTTTGTAATGGTAGGAATCGGCCATATTATCGACACGAACCTTATAGGAGACGGTAGCATGCTCCGAACCGCCATCATCTTTTTCTATTGCTCCAATGAAGGGGTTTCCATGTTGGAAAATGCAGGGCGCTTAGGATTACCGATACCAGAGAAATTAAAGGATATTCTTGCTCAGCTGCATAACAAAGGAGGAGAGCAATAATGAATCTCAGAAAGCTTATTTTTACAGAGAATGCTTGCTACAAGGCTGGCAGAAAGATTATACCTAAAGGCATCATGGTTCATAGCACCGGAGCGAACAATCCAAATTTACGCAGATATGTTGGGCCGGATGATGGTCTGTTAGGAGTGAATCAATATAATAATCATTGGAATCAAGACAGACCAGATGGAAGACAGGTTTGTGTCCATGCCTTTATAGGGAAACTTAAAGATGGCTCCATTGCCACTTATCAAACCCTACCATGGAATCATAGAGGTTGGCATGCTGGAGGCGATGCAAATAACACACATATTGGCTTTGAAATCTGCGAGGACGGTTTGACCGATGCCTCGTATTTTAATGCGGTCTATAAAAAAGCGGTGGAGCTATGTGCATACCTTTGTAAGGAGTATAAACTCGACCCGATGGCTGACGGTATTATTATCGGCCACTATGAGGGGTATCAACGAGGGATTGCATCCAATCATGCTGATCCAAGACATTGGTTTTCAAGATATGCTAAGAGCATGGACACTTTTAGAACAGAGGTTAAAAAGTTACTTTCAGCAGATGAACCACCTGCAGGGGGGTCTGAAAATACAACCTATCCTGAAAAGTTGACTACTGGCTATTACCGCGTTAGAAAGACTTGGGCAGATGCGAAATCACAGCTTGGTGCATATCGTATCCTTTCCAATGCAAAGGCACAGGTTGATAAGAACCCGGGTTATTATGTTTTCAACAACGATGGTATGATTGTATATCCCACCGGTAGCACCTCTTCACCAACTTACAAAGAGTATACGGTAGTTAAAGGTGATTCTCTCTGGGCAATTGCAGCCAAACTACTCGGTAGCGGTACAAGATACACAGAGATTGTTAAACTGAACAATTTAAAATCAACGATTATCTATACCGGTCAAAAACTGAAAATCCCTAACTAAGCATGATGCCCTTGGAGGTTTAAAACTTCCTTGGGCATTTTTTTATTAAATCGTCAGATTTATGTATCTCCTGAGGCTACCAGGTAGAGGGCAACAAATAAAAGCGCCCTTCAGAAAGAGGTGATGGATATGAAGCACAATCTAAAAATTAGTGTTTCAAAGAAACCACAGACAGGCGGGATTGTTACTTACCGTAACTTTTCCGTGAGGGAGCGCATCCTTCGATTCCTTCTTGGGGGAAAACAGCGTGTAACGATTGTAATCCCCGGAGACAGCATCGAGGAACTCTCTATCTGTGAGATGACGAAAGGAGGAAATGACCTTGAGCAAAATAAAGTTACTGCTTGATGTGGTAAATGATATGCGAAGTCTTGCTGATAGCATACAAGCGGTTTGTGATGCAATGGTAGATAGCGATTCTGATCCCAAAGAAACACCTACCACAAAGACAGAAAAAGCAAAAGAGTCGGATATTTCGCTGGAAAAAGTGAGAATGGTACTTGCCGAAAAAAGTCAGCTTGGCTTTACCGCTGAAGTGCGGGGCATCATTGGGAAGTATGGTGCTGACAAGTTAAGTGCTGTTGATAAGGCTTATTATGCTGACATCTTGAAAGATGCGGAGGTTCTTGGGAATGGGTAATCATGCAATATTATCTGCATCTTCATCACACAGATGGCTTCATTGTTTACCGTCTGCAAGGCTTGAACTTGAGTTTGAAAACACAAATGGAGAAGCAGCAAAAGAAGGTACAGCAGCTCATGCCCTCTCTGAACACAAGCTAAAAAAGGCACTTCGAATCAGAAGTAAGAGGCCTACATCAGAGTATGATTCAGATGAAATGGAAGAATGCACGGATGCCTACGTTGACTTCATCATGGAGCAGGTAGAACTTGCAAGAAAGTCTTGCACAGATCCTATCGTTCTTATTGAACAACGTCTTGATTTCTCTTGTTATGTTCCAGATGGTTTTGGGACAGGAGATTGTGTGATCATCTCAGATGATAGACTTCACATCGTAGATTTCAAATATGGTATGGGCCTGCTAGTGGATGCAGAGGACAATCCACAGATGAAACTGTATGCATTAGGCGCTTTAGAGATTTATGACAGCCTATACGACATCAAGGAAATATCAATGACAATTTTTCAACCACGAAGAGAAAATGTCAGCACATGGACTGTTCCGGTAGAAGAACTTAAAGCCTGGGCAGAAGAGGAACTAAAACCAAAAGCCGCAAAAGCCTATCAAGGTGAAGGTGAATATATCCCTGGTCCATGGTGTACCTTCTGCAGAGCATCCAGCAGATGTCGTGCTAGAGCTGATGAAAATCTGAAACTAGCACAGATGGAGTTTAAGATGCCACCGTTACTTACAGATAGTGAGATAGAAGAAGTTCTAACCATTCTTCCCGACCTTACCAAATGGGCGAATGAGATAACTGCTTATGCGACAGACGCTGCAGTCAATCACGGTAAAGAGTGGCATGGTTTTAAGGTTGTGGAAGGTCGATCTGTTCGAAAGTATAAAGATGAAAATGCAGTAGCAGAAAAAGCTGTCATCAGCGGATACAAGGACATTTATCGTAAGAGCCTCATCCCTATGACAGAGATGCAAAAATTGATGGGTAAAACCAAATTTGAGGAAATTCTAGGAAACCTCATTTATAAACCACCGGGCAAGCCGACTCTTGTCCCTAACTCGGATAAAAGACCGGCGATGAACGTAGCTGATGCAAAAAACGAATTTACCGAAATTATGGAGGGTTAATATTATGAGTAAAATCGAAAACAGAACTAAAGTTATTACAGGTGTAAACACAAGGCTTTCTTATTTTCACGGATGGGAGCCAGTATCCATCAACGGTGGCGCAGAAAAATACAGTGTATCTGTGCTTATTCCCAAAGACGATACAGAAACCATTAATGCTATAAATGCTGCTGTGGATGCAGCCATTGAGGAAGGCATCGCAAAATTTGGTGGAAAGAAACCGAATAAAGCGGCAATAAAACTGCCACTGCGTGACGGAGATGTAGAGCGTGATGATGAGGCTTATAAAGGCCATTACTTCATCAATGCGAATAGCAAGACAGCGCCACAGATTGTAGACAAAAGTGTTAAGCCAATTATGGATCGCAGCGAGGTGTACAGCGGTTGCTATGGTAGGGTTTCACTCAACTTCTATGCTTTTAACTCAAACGGTAATAAGGGTGTTGCTTGTGGTTTGGGTAATATTCAAAAAATTAAGGATGGAGAGCCTCTTGGTGGAAAGACCTCTGCAGCAGATGATTTTTCAACGCTTGCAGATGATGACTTCCTTGCCTAATAGAAAAGGCCAATTGACGGTGGTGGGGGTATTTCCTCTGCCACCTGCTTTTTTAGGAGGTATATTAAATGGATGAAATATGGAAAGACATACCCGGATATGAGGGGAAGTACCAGGCAAGCAGTGAGGGCAGAATTAAGAGTCTTGAACGTGTAATTCATAGTAGCAATCAGAATGGCGAGTTTGATTATTTATTAAAGGAAAGAATACTTCGACCCGGAAATCGAGGTAATTATCTAATGGTTGTCCTAAATGATCCAAGACAAACCTTTGCAGTTCATCATTTGGTTATGGCTTCTTTTGTAGGCGAAAGAGATGGTATGTATGTGCTTCATGCAAACGGGGATCCAAAAGATAATCGCCTAATGAACCTTCGATATGATACGCAGACTGAAAATGTTTATGATGTTTATCGCCAAGGCAAAGCATGGAAGAAACTTACCACGGATGATGTTGAAGGAATACGATTCGGATTATTCTGCGGGTTTACCTGCACTCGGCTTGGAGAGATGTATGGTGTGGGTCATCAGGCTATAAGCAAAATAAAGAATGGAGATAGATATGCATGGCTGAAATAAAAACATTACATTGTGATATTGAAACTTATAGTAGCGTCAATTTAGCAAAGTGTGGTGTGTATCGTTATGTTCAAGCAGATGATTTTGAAATTATTTTGTTTGCCTATTCCACAGATGAAAGTGAGGTTAGAATAATTGATCTAGCCCGTGGTGAAAAGATACCACCAGTAATAATTTCTGCATTAGAAGATGATAAAGTTATAAAATATGCTCATAACGCTTCCTTTGAGCGGATATGCTTCTCAAGCTTTCTGGGATATCCAGTGGGCGAGTATATTTCTCCTGAATCATGGAGGTGCACAATGACATGGGCAGCATATATGGGGCTGCCGTTATCATTAGTAGGTGTGGGTGCAGTTCTTGGCCTTGGGAAGCAAAAAATGACGGAAGGTAAAGATCTGATTCGTTTCTTTTGTTCTCCTTGTAGCCCCACTAAGACAAATGGAAACCGCACAAGAAATTTACCTTCTGACGATCCAGACAAATGGGAGAGATTCAAATCCTATAACATTCGTGATGTCGAAGCAGAGATGGAGATTGAGCAGAAATTGATTAAATTTCCTGTGCCAGATTTCATATGGGATGAATACCATTTAAGTGAGAGAATCAATGATCGTGGCATAAAGGTAGATATGGACTTTATTAAACAGGCCATTACTATGGATGAGATGTCACGCACCAAGCTGATGGATCAGATGCAGAAAGTAACAGAAATTGATAATCCAAACTCGGTGCAACAGATGAAAGGCTGGCTCTCAGAAAATGGCGTGGAAACAGATACCCTTGGTAAAAAGGCTGTTGCAGAACTATTAAAGGAAGCACCGGAGCGTCTAGCTGAGGTGCTTAAACTCCGTCAGCAACTGGCAAAGTCCTCTGTTAAGAAATATGCTGCAATGGAAAATGCTGTCTGCAGTGATGGCAGGATTCGTGGTATGTTTACTTTTCTGGGGGCCAATCGAACAGGTCGTTTCAGCTCAAAAATAGTGCAGCTGCAGAACTTACCTCAAAACCATATGCAGGATTTAAAAGAGGCACGAGGCATCGTAAAAAATGGTGATTCTGAAGTTCTCGAAATGCTTTATGAAGATATACCAGATACTCTTTCACAGCTTATTCGGACAGCTTTTGTGCCAAAGAAAGGCTGTAAGTTTATAGTTGCCGACTTTTCTGCTATTGAGGCTCGTGTGCTGTCATGGCTTGCAGGTGAAAAGTGGAGAAGTGAAGTATTTGCAAGCGGCGGTGACATTTATTGTGCATCCGCATCACAGATGTTTGGTGTCCCTGTAGAAAAGCATGGTGTGAATGGCCATTTAAGGCAGAAAGGCAAGATCGCAGAACTGGCCCTAGGTTATGGTGGATCAGTGGGAGCTTTAAAGGCTATGGGCGCGCTGGTGATGGGCCTTGAGGAGGAAGAATTAAAACCCCTGGTTAATGCCTGGAGGCAGGCCAATCCGTACATCGTAAAATTCTGGTGGGATGTGGATAGAGTAGCTAAGAAGTGCATCAAAGAAAAGCAATCTCAAGAAATACAAAATATTAAGTTTCACTACAGGAGTGGAATGCTCTTTATCGTTCTTCCTTCTGGTAGGCAGCTTGCCTACGTTAAACCAAAGATTGGTGAGAATATCTTCGGTGGTGAATCGGTCACTTACGAAGGTGTCGGTGCTACTAAAAAATGGGATCGACTTGAAAGCTATGGGCCTAAGTTTGTAGAAAACATTGTCCAAGCAATCTCTCGTGATATTTTGATGCATGCCATAAAGACTCTAAGCTCTTACCGCATTGTGGCTCATGTTCATGATGAAGTTATTATTGAGGCGGATCCTAGCATGTCACTTGATAGGGTGTGCCAGCAGATGAGTAGAGTCCCTCCCTGGGCAAAGGGGTTACTCCTTGATGCCGATGGTTATGAATGCGAATTTTATAAGAAAGATTAGTTAAAACATCAGATTTCACCTCTTGCCGTGGCTACCAGGTAGGAGGTGTTTTTTTATGAAGATTATTGAAGTGAAAGATGGCAGCCCGATCAAGGGTGAAACAGAACCGATGACAGAAGAACAGTTGCAGAGAGAATATGACTTTTATATAGCAGAAAGTATCATCAGGATGCTTCATAAAGAAGGCAAAATTACAGAGGATGAACGACAAAAAATATCAGCGTTAAACCGCCAGAAATTCTTACCAAAGCTAGCTGAGATTATGTCTTAAATCACTTGCTATTAGTGGCTTTTAGAGTGATATATGTAATGAAAGAAAGCGAGGTGAGACAATGAAAAAGATAACGAAAATCGATGAATTGACAAAGTCACAGTTGTCAAAAAACAAGCTCCGAGTGGCCGCATATGCCAGGGTTTCAACAGATAGTGATGAACAATTGGAAAGCCTTAAAGCTCAGCGGGAGCACTATGAAAACTACATCAAATCCAATCCAGAATGGGAGTTTGCAGGGCTTTATTATGACGAAGGCATATCAGGGACGAAAAAGGAAAAAAGACCTGAGCTTCTTCGCATGATTCGCGATTGTGAAAGTAATCGGGTTGATTATATTATCACCAAATCCATAAGCCGGTTTGCACGTAATACCACGGATTGCTTAGAACTGGTAAGGCAGCTCTTAAATATCGGTGTTTTCATTTATTTCGAGAAGGAAAATCTAAACACAGGTGATATGGAAGGTGAGTTAATGCTTTCTATTTTATCTGGGTTTGCGGCAGAAGAGTCGGCATCCATTTCACAGAACATGACATGGTCAATCAGCAGAAAATTTCAAAATGGCAGTTTCATTATTGGCAGTCCACCTTATGGTTATGCCAATGTGAATGGTGAGATGGTCATCGTTCCAGAAGAAGCAGAAGTTGTTAAGCGTATTTTTTCAGAGTGTCTTTCAGGTAAAGGTGGAAGTGTGATTGCAAAGGGCCTGAACAGGGACAAGATTCCTGCGAGAAGAGGTAACCATTGGAGTTCAGGCACAGTGATTGATATGCTCCGAAATGAAAAATACAAAGGGGATGCGCTTTTCCAAAAGACATACACGGACAACAACTACAATCGACGACCTAATAAAGGTGAGAAAGACCAATTTTACTGCAAGAATCATCATGAGCCTATCGTCAGCAAAGAAGTGTTTTCTAAGGCACAAAAGCTGATAACACAAAGAGCAAAGAGTAAGGCCGTTAACAAAAAGGCTTATCAGAATAGATATGTATTAAGCGGCAGAATCATCTGTGGAGAGTGTGGATCCACGTTTAGGAGAAAAACAAACTACTCTGCTGGCAGAAGTTATATCGCCTGGAGCTGCATAGGGCATATTGAAGACAAGAACAGTTGTTCCATGTTGTTTATTCGGGATGGAGAGATAAAGGCTACCTTTGCCACCATGATGAATAAGCTTGCCTACAGCAGAAAGATTATCCTTGGGCCACTTTATGATGCTATAAGTAAAAACCAAGAAGAGTGTGACCTTGAAAGAATTGATGCCATCGATAAGCGAATGGAGCAATTGACTGAAGAGCGCAATACGCTTATTGGCCTTATGACAAAAGGGTTTCTTGAACCAGCACTTTTTAGCAAGGAACGAAATGCTCTGGATAGCGAAATAAAAAATCTAACAACTGAGAAGACAAACCTGGTCATGTCATTTACAAGTGGAACATCACAGGCAGATGAGGTAAAGGCGCTTTTTGAGCATGTGTCAAAAGCTAAGTTTGATGGCAATTATACGGACGAGGCATTTGAAAAGTTTGTAGAAAACATCATTGTAAATTCAAGGGATGAACTGACATTTAAATTAAAATGCGGACTTTCCCTTAAAGAAAGGGTGGTGAGGTAAATGGCCTATGTACCATACGGATATGCAATTACGGACGGAGTTGTTACCGTTGATGAAAGGGCTGCAGACCAAGTAAGGGATTTCTTTGAAAAGTACATTTCAGGACTTTCTCTAGCTGTGGCCGGTGAGCAGGCTGGTATTCAGAAGACACATTCATCCATGGGACTAATTTTGAAAAACATCAACTATCTCGGTAATGACGTGTATCCAGCGATCATCGATAAAGAAACATTCGATAAAGCCGAAGAAGTTAGGCAAAAGCGAGCAAAGGACTTAGGGAGAATTGTAGAGCTTGCAGCTTTTAGTGCACCTCCACCTATAGAGCGATTTAAAATGAGAAAATCAGAAGGGAAACTTCCAGACGATCCAGTAGGGCGAGCTGAGTACTTGTATAGTCTGATAGAAAGCGAGGTATGA